CTTTTATAAGCTAACATATCAAAAAACAAAATGTCAAGTGTATTGTACTGATAAGTTTACTGTTTTTTGTTCTTGGCTTAGACCAGTCAGATAACCAACTATTTGGTTATTAAAGATTTGACTATTTCTAACTACAATACAGCCCGCGCTTCCAGGTACATTAGCGTCTCGATGTAATCCAAGTTCTGATCGAGAGAACCCTGATCCTTTGTAAGGATCAGGCGTAATATGAAAAAACATCCCCTCAACACCTTTTGTATCTAACCAATATCCCCTAGTATTGATTTGCCAATGATTCCCTTCTGGTATTTGTCCCTTGCCTACAATTTTTTCAGCACCTCGGTATTGATACCCAATTGCGCCACTGGTAGCCACTACTTCAATTTCCTTATTATCTCCTCGATAAAATTGCAAAATTCCTTCAATCAACTTAGGAGATCGACTTACAGGAAACTTAAAAACGGCTGTCACGGGTAAGGTATTAGGTAAATCAGATAAATCCCAATGCGGCTTGAATATCCACCAATCACCTGCGCTGTAGCTAAGTTTTACTTGAATGTGCAATCCATATTCAGATAAAACTTTATCTACAGGATAATTTCGATTTTTTTCTACAAAAATTAACTGATCTTCTTTCAAATCAGACACTTGCTCTGGAGTTTTTTTCAGATAAGTGTTAAATATTGCTGTAATTTGCTTCATTTGTCCTAGCCTACATTTTCCTTAATTCTAGCTTTTCAATCAATCCAATAGACAATTTCGTTAGGCTGTATCTCGTACCTATCACAGATTGTTTCTAAGACAGTGATAGATGGTAAGTGATTAGGATTCCGAGATAGCTTGTATCCCGTGGACATCGCAATCCCTGTTTGCTGAATGAATTTATAGACTGTGATGCCTCTAGATTCTGTAAATTCCTTGACTCTGTTTTTTAGTACCATTGTATTAGTTTTGTGTCTCTATAATTTATTATAACTTTTTTTGGAATAATGCTTGACAATATTACTGACTTTACGGTAATATACAGATATAGAGAAAGACGACCACTCCCAACTCCAAATTAGTGTGATCGCCTTTCCGTCAACCCTTATCAGGTCAAAAGCCATGTTAGCATCCAATTCTCTTTCTGTCAAATCTAATTGCGTCCCCGTTATGTCTGGCAATTTCACTATGATTGCCAGAGGTCAAAAGCACCAGGTTTCTCTTAAAGTGTGGGGAGAAGGACGGATTACCACTCTCCGAGTTATTTGTCAGCAAACTGGTAAAGAATGGTTTTTCGATACCTTTAATGGCAAGTTAAGCCGTGGTTTCAGTCCTGACGGAAAACTCCCCAACTGCGAATTACCTGAGATTAAATTTCAACCCGTCAAAAAATCTTTTGTTATTTCCCCTACGATGGGATTCGTGGATTGCGGAGGGCGTTGCTACGAGATTCCTAGTAATGAATCTACAGACGATTTTATTTATGATGATACTGAGCCGTCGGATTTAAGTCGGTACAGCGAACCAACGACCGACCCGACGACATGGCAAGAGTTTTAATATACCAGTTATCAGTTGTCAGCTAACAATTATTTAGGAGTCAAAAAAAAAATGAAGGGTATTCGCATTGAAGGTTTTTCTCCGAGGTCAGGCGACAAAATTGCTGTTATTGTCAGTACGAAATACATACTATGTGTTTTAGATACTTACGAGAATTTATTACCTTGTCCGCAAATTGAAAACACTAAACAATATTGTGTAATATTCGACGATCCAATTGCATCATATTCAGTCATTACAACACTTGAATTATCGCCGGGACTAAAAGACTTGCTGCAAGAATGGTTTTCGGGTAGTTTGTGATTAATAAATTAGTCATCAGTTATCAGTTGTCAGTTATCAGTAAACAGCAACCTATTAAGAGTAAAAACCATGACTATTATCAACGCTACCCCCCACAACATCACCATATTAAACAAAGCTGGCATCACCCAAGATGAAAAAAAACAGTTTCTGGGAAACAAAGAGGCGATTGTGGTTCTCAAGGAAATCCCAGCATCCGGGATTCTCCCGCGGGTCAAAATGTCCAACGAACCCGCAGAACCCATTGACGGTATCCCAGTAGAAACCGTTATCTACGGGGAGATCGAGGGACTCCCTAAGTATCAGGAGGAGGTGTACTATATTGTCTCAGGATTAGTGGCGGCGGCCGCTAGCAGACAAGGACGGACGGACTGCCTTGCCCCTGGTGCAATCGTCCGGGATGAGTCTAACCCCTCGAACGTTCTAGGGTTCTTGTTCTTGCAAAAGCCCTAGCCGATCCGAAACGGGAACCTTTCCCGTATGCCTAGCGGCTCAATTCTAGGCACTGATGAGGATAGAAAGAGTTACGGCTATCCTAAAATGGGAGGTGCAATTCCTCTCTCTACAAACCGATATATTTGAACATGAACATGAACGAGGAATCTAGAAAAATACTAGGAACAATTGCAAGGCTAGAGAACGTATCGTATCTTTTGATTGCTATCTTAATCGGAATGGTAGTGTTTGGCGTAGGTCAAACACTCCACAAAGCTAATCACTACCTTGCATCACAAGGACACGAAAACCCAAAAGTACTATTGCTTCCATCTTGGAGGTGTGGAACATTTACCGAATTGAATTTCCGTCAGAACGACGGAAATAGAGGATATTTGTGTGTAAAACAGATAAAGAGGTAGGTTGTCCAATCAGTACTCAACGAAGTGAAACCTAATAAGATGATGCTGTAGCAAATGCAGATTGGCGCATAAAAGATTAAGGTTATCAGTTATCAGTTATCAGTAAACAAATTATTTAGGAGTAAAACAATGACAATGATGGATATAGGACAATTCCCTAAGATTAACTCAGCCCCGCAAGAGTTCAAGTTAAACTGGTACAAAACAAAGTTAATTTATCCTTTTAAATACTCAGAAGGAGTTCATTATTTTATTCAAAAGGATCAAAAATGGATAATCGACGAAATTGCTAAATGGGTAAAGGAAAGAAAACATCGCAAAGAAGATTATCCTTTAATTATTGACTGGAGACTAAAAATAAGTTCAAATTCAGATCATTTTGCTACACTAACCTGCGAAAATCGCCAAAATGCCGACTTTAAGTTTGCCTTTTTTGCATTTTTCCCAAATACTGATATTGAGTTATTCTACGATGGTAATCCCATAGACGAAGTAAGCTTTTGTTTGTTTGATATAGCCGGTTCTAAACCGGAATTAATGCTTGAAGAAGAATGGATGTATTTACGCAGTATTGCATCAAGATTATTTACTTAGTTTCGATCAGTTATCAGTTATCAGTCATCAGTCAATAACCATCAACCAAATAAAAAATGAAACCTTTACATAAATTAGGCAAATATCACAATCTAGACAAGCTAAACAAGATAGTAGAATTGAGCAGTTCTACTACCTTTTCTGCAAGAGCAAAACACAATTGGGTTAACAATCCTTTTTCAGAGTTGTTTGATCCTTATTCTCTATGGTGGACATTGGGGTTAGAATGGCACACTGACGACATTGATGAAGATAAAAAATATTCAATTATTTTAGTTGTTGAGAGTGACAACTATAAATTATACGCTTCTACAGTAAACAATAATACTTTAGAAAAACTCCTGAAAGATTATACTCCCTTTAAAAGTATGGATGATCAAATAAACTCTTTATTAGTCCAAAGAAAAGATACTCAAAAATTAGTCTTAAAAACGGGAGATATTTTACTACTGGACATATCCTGCTACCATAAGCTGGAAAACACAAAAAAAACAGAAGACCCTTTTATTTTTATTACCTTAGATATTGATTTTATTCCAAGAGGCAAGGAAGCAGTCAAGGTTGTCAATTATTTTGTTCACGATTTTTTTGTAATCAATGAGGAGTAAAACAATGGGAGAAGAAATTGAAGAATGTATGTCTCCAAGCCAGCATCATTTTTGGCTTTGCTGGTATCAATTATCTCTTTTAGAGAAAAAAATCTGTTTTTATTTTCTTTGTGGGTTTGATAACAAAGAAATTGCTAAAAAACTTTTACTAAAAACTGAAATAGTAAATGATTGTACGACGGCAATTTTAAAAAAATTTAATATTTCGACTCAACCTAAGTTTATGTTCTTTTTCTATCAGCATACGGGATGGGATATAGCCAAAGACATGATTGACGATGACGAAAAAGAACAATGCGCTTTATGGGGTGTTCAAAAATGTCTAATTCCGGCTGAAATATGGAAAAATATGTAGTTTAACGAAAATCTATGACTAATACTATCGAAAATAAATATACATCAAATTTTGTGTCTCCGCCGGGAAAAACCCTTGCTAAAATCCTAAAAGAAAGAAAAATAACTAAAACTGAATTTGCTAGTCGCATGGAGTTGCCGAAAAAGACTATTAATCAACTCATAAAAGGTAAGGCAGAAATTACTGTTTGTATTGCTTATAAAATGGAATTAGCTTTAGGCGTACCTTCTGCTCGTTTCTGGATAGAGTGCGAAAGACTTTATCGAGAGTCTCTAGTAAATCAAATTGATTAGAATATTTTTACAACTGTTAACGAGGATTTATGAATCTGTACCTAATTAGAGATTCAGTTACATCATTTGGTCTTCTTATTGCAGCAGAATCAGAAACAGAGGCTATCTGGCATTGGTGCATCTATTTTCATAGCAATAACGACAATCCAATCGAAATAGAAGAAATTAACATTAATACTTCTGGTATCGTTTGGAAATGTGGATGGACTACTGATACTAACCCCTAAAACCGCTCCTAAACCGATTAACAGGAGCAGAAGTAATAATCGTGCTAATAACCTTTTCATGTCCCTGAAACTCATTTTCAAGGGAATAAAATGCTCCCGATAGGCTATCTACAATGTCATTGGTCGGAGGTGTTTTCTTACTGCCATCAAAACCCTGACAGGCATTTAAAAACCGAGTGTTCCACGTCCCATCTCTTAAGATAAAGATTTGTCCCCGACTAGCTGCCGTGGCTACTGGTAAAGCTCGTGTTAGCTTATCCCCTTGAGGTGCTATCGCTCTAATATCATGATTCGGATGATTTTCCCTAATTACATTAGTAATGGTATTCTCAACAAATTTACCGCTCGACCCCCCTTCTTGCTCCCATCTTACAGCTACAGTTTTCCCATCCAATTCAGCAGTATTTTTAAGCATTAATTCCACTTCCCCGACCTTTTTCTGCTCACAGATATTATCGGCAATCACATAAGTAAATTCCTTAATCTCAGTTGAATCTGACAGTGTATTTTTAACTCTTTGGTATTTATAAACAAGAGTCCCACTGGTATAACAATGATAGTTTTCGGCATTCTCTTTGGCAGTTGCCGCTAAATCCCAGAATCTTACTTTACCTATTAACTTCCAATCATCGGGTATTTTATCGAGAATCTCAAACCAAGTCCGATCAAATACTGTACCAGCTTCGTATTTAACTTTCCAGTTACCCCTGAGAAGTCTTTCCCGCTCAATAGGATGTAAAGCGTAAAGGTTAGCCAAATAGGTAGGGTTAACCCTAATTAAAGCTGGATTATCAAAAATCGTAGCTGGAATAAAAGTAAAACTCTTAATCAGTTTATCTGGTGTAATATTAGTATCTATATTTGATAAAAACTTTTCTCTTTTATCTTTAGGAATAAGGTCAAAAAGTTCATCTTTAAGACTAAATTTATCGATTAGTTCTTCTTTAGTATCAGCCCAATGGACTACACCTCCTTGCCTAACAAAATATCGAACTATTCCCCCTCTTTCTTCAATAGCATACCCAGTCTTAGGGTCGATCCACCAAGAGATAAAACTAGCTACCCAAGAGTCAGCGTCAGGGTTACAGGTTGCCCTAACTGCGGGTTTAATGCCTGATACCGAACGGTTTCTAGAGAGAAGATAGAAAAATTGCTCCTCTGTAAAGTGAGTTAATTCATCAAAACCTATCCTTGCAATTTGTCCCCCTTGATAAACATAGACAGTTTTTTCGTATTGTAAATGTCTAAAAGATATTTTCGATCCAAATGGAAATCGCCACCCCGGAGGCTTTTCAATAAAATTACCTTTCACTGCTTGATAGATTTTTTGGCTTTCATCTATTAGTCCACCCGCTTGAGTAAATTCAGGATACGTCCGACGAAATATAACAGCCCGATAGTCAGGATTGCTAATAAATTCTTGACGGGCAAAATCAATTAATAGCCCGGCACTATTATGCGTAACTATATAATCATCTGTTAAATAAAGATGATTTGGATTGCTAACAGTAATACAACGAGCGTAATCAATTTCAGTTGGTTCGATAGAAACAATTCTTTTACCCGGCCAACTTGATCCCCCATTAAATTGTCCAAGCATTTTCGCTCGTTCAACTTTACGCGGCAAACTAAAAAGTAATTCAAGGTGATTTCCCTCAACAGCCACGACGTAAGCTGTACGACCATCTAAATGCTCCTCTTTATATCTATATTTTGGTTGTCTTTTCGTAATCTTAGCCATATAACCCAAAGAACGAACCAAAGAAGCTACCTGAATAGCCAAATCTTTACTGGTTGTGCAATAGGAAACTTCTCTTTTTTTGTCTCCAACAGTTCCATCTGTATCAAAAAGACCTTGAGCAAACGCATAACGAAAATCAAGAGATGCCGATAAATAGCCGTCGGGAAATACTTTTTCCCACGCTCTTTTTCCTTTATATTCATTGTTGCTTATCCAAGACTTAACCCATTGAACTTTTGTCGCGTTGACGGATAAAACTTCTAAACGGTTATCTTTTATTGGTGTTCGTGTTTTAACGGTAGCTTCTTTCCCTAAAATATCAACGAGTTTATCAGCAATAAATCTATCAGAAGTTGTTACGATAATTGAATCACTACAATAAGAACCATCGCCTATTAAACAACCGTAGAAATAGGCTCTGCCAGTATCAGACCTGTTAAGTGCCGTAAATTGCAATGGCGCGTTAACTGGAACAATAAACCGTCTTCCTTTGCTAATCTCAGTAATCAACCAATTAGTATCCCTAACCCTTGCTCTTGTAATGTAATTAGTATTCCATCCTCTAGGTGTCAGATTCTCCTCAATTCGATTAATCCCGTTACTAGACTTCCTGCGGCTATTACGGCGAGATTCCCAAAAAGACCATAAATGATCGCCACAGCATTCTGTACTTGTACCGTCTTCAAAAGAAACCCGATAAAATTGCTTGAATCCCTGTTCGTGAATTTGGATGATTTCTTGATACTGACCATCAGGATTCATAATCTTATCCCCGACTTTAAGATCAGAGAAGTCGATCCATTGACCGCTCCATCCCAAGACCTTTGAATCTTTCATTTGTGATTCATTAAAACTACTATTATATGATAATAGTCTTTTTCCTAAAAGCGCATCCGCCATAGAAAGCATTTTATCTCGAATCGCTTTTCCTGTCTTGGATGCACGCCCTGCTTTTCCACTTCCTGCGCCTCCGCCATAGAAGATTACATCAGCGTCAATTTCCCCAAATAAAGCTTGTTTTCCCTCTTGTAATTGAGGAAAAACAATTTCTTCTTTGGTGTTAACAAGTCGATATTTTTCGGTCGCTGTTTTTATCTTTGAGAGATTTTTTAGTGATAATTTACTCGCTTTCATCGTCATCGCTTATCCTAGTGGGAACCATTACATCATCATCAAATTCTGCACTATCACGAATAATCGAGGTCAGTCCGTCATCGAGTTTCTCTATGCCAGAATGTCCTATAAGTTTTCCGTCAGGGTCAATAACAGCTAATCCGTGCTTTTGAACAATATTAATTGCGTACTCGATGGTGTCAAAACCTAAAACTTTTTCAAAGGTATCAGTCAACGTTTTAGCCATAGTCACTGCGTCTCTATGATTCCAATTTCCGTTAGGTTCAATTGTTATGGCAATCGGTCGGCCCGATTCATCTACAGAATCTATCCGACGGCGAGAAATCGGATAATTAGTCATCTGTTCAATCTTTTCGAGGTTTTTTAGAGTAATCTTTAGAGTCTTCTCTCGGATTTCTCGTAAAATGCTATCAGTGTAAGCTTGTTGCTCTTGAATTTTTAAAAGCCAATAGGCTTTTGCTCTTTCTTCCCACCGATAATTTTTGTGTGCTAACTGCCAGTCATCGGGGACAGTTTTAGCTCGTTTAAATTTAGTCTTCTCTATCTGTTCCCCAGAAGCTTCCCCACAGTTACTGTAAGCTCGGTTTAAAGTGCGATAGCCTGATGGAATAGGAAGGTAAAAAATCTGAAATCTTTCAAACCAATCAGGGGTTTCTAGTTCTTGCTGTTTCCAGATAGGATATTTGGTAAACTCGATTACCTCTTCATGAATAGAGTATGTACGCTTTCTGCCTCGATTAGTGACAACCATTGGTTATTATAGTAGTAGAGTTACTTAATCTTACATCAATCATGAC